GATGCAGTGGAACTTTTAACTGCACTTGGTGCTGGTGGTGCGGTAAATGGAGCATCATCTTCAACAATAGTGTTGACAGTTCCTTCAGCAGGTTGAGTTTCTGGATTCAACCACGCATTCATTACACCCTTTAGTTCTTCGTATGAAAACTCTGGGAACAAATCCAGAATATTTGTTTGTTGTGCCAAGACATCTTTTTGAGCGACATCAATTGCAATACTTGCATTTGGCTTGACACGAATTGTAGTTTCTGGAAATGACTTGCCAGAATCTTCTGCGGTACGGAATTCTACTACAATATCACGACCATTTACCAAATCAGTAATGTCACCGTAATCAACATCATTGATGATGCTTAGAATTTCTTGATATACATTCTTGCCGAATCCCCAGAAACGAACGCCTTCTCCTTCTTCACCACGAACAATAATAGGAGCATATGTACGCATCTTTGGTTCCATCTTCTTACCCAAAATCCAATCTTCCTTGTTACCAGTCTTCTTCATACGATTGGACCATTCAACAATTGGATCAGGACGATTGAAACTATCAGGAGATAGATAAGTCTTGTTGTTGATATTATAGTGGAACTTCAACTCAATAAATGGATTATCAGGTTGATACTTGTAGGGAACGATACGAACCACTTGTTTACCAGGCTTTGGTTTCCAAATTAGATTGGTTTTGTTGCCTTGGTTTGTTAAAGAGCTCAAACGACTCTTCAATTTTGATATGTCTAATGCCATAATTTTTTAATTAGTTAATTTAGTTAATTAGTTAATTAGATAACTCACACGAATTATTTAATGACAACCAATTAAGTTGTCATCAATATATATGAAGATCGAAAAGATTTCAACTTATTATATCAAAAATTTTGACAGAGACAATTTTGACTGATACTTCGCTCGTTAAAATAATTGAATTTCTATAGAGATTCCAATCCAATTGAAATGTTTTATCAAAAACACCATTGTTTTCTTCAGCAATCAACTTGTTCATCGCATTCAAAGTATAAAGAGTATTTGTGTCTTTTTTTCTATGAACACTGATGGTATTACGAAATTTCATCGTATTCCCATCGATTATGTCAACATTGTATGTAGCATACAATTCTTTTGGATTGTTGACATTACACAGCAAAAATATCTTACCGTTAATAACACTATAGAAACTTTTTATTTCTTGGATAATGTCATTATATTCTTTGGAATTGGTAAACGTACACAATAGTTGTTTATTCTTCATTTATTTTATTATTAATTGTTTACCATCTATATTCCACAATTTACCGACATAATCTCCAGAAGAATCAAACCAACTATTTCTTTTGTTATAAAATCCAAATTTTAAAGCTTCTTCTAAAGTATATTCATTAGTCAATTCTTTTTCAATTGCTAAAGCATCTTGTTCTTTTTCTTCAGGAGTTCTATCATCACTCTTTTTTTGTTGTGGTTCTGGTTGTTGAACAGATTGAGTTTGTTGTGGTTCAAATTCAATTTGTTGACCACTTGGTTGTTCTGGCTGTTCATCTCCTGTAAACACATTGGATTGACCCTTTTTTGGATTTTCTTCAAAATGAGTACCACGATCAATAGCTTTTTGTTTATATTCAGGAGTTGGAAAAGTTACGAGAATACCATTTGTATTGTATGCTTGTCTTTCAGGATATTTACCCTCAAGCATTTTATTCAAATATTGATTTACAATTTTAGAATCAATATTTGAATTCAACAAATATTCTCTTAGTACTTCAATATGTTCTTGTTTAGAAATATCAAAAATACCGTTTTCAATTGAAATGTCGGTACTTGCTTGTTCTAATGCTTCTAAAAATATTTGTTTGATGTTCATAATTAAAATACATCCTCTTCACTTAAATTGGAACGGTGAATTTCTGTTTTGAAAGAAAACTTACTTCCTCTTTCATTTCTCAATTCAATTGCAGAATAAAATGGTTTAACTTCTACCTTTCCATTTTCTTCCTCTTCTCGTATATCGAATATAATATATAAATATACAACAAAATACGTTCCCTCTTTATTTTTACTAACTTCAAACTTACTTAATCTAAAATCCTTATTTTCATTTGCATCAATTAACTTTTTACCACTTGAAAATTCGGACTTGGTTCCCATTCTGTTAATTGTCTTACCATTAAATACTACAAGCGGTAAACTATCATTGTTACCAAAGATTGCTTCAGCAGATATTTGACTTGCAAATTGAATAAATTCTTTCTTGATTTGAACTTCATTGCCCACATTCATAAATCGTTCAATGAACTTTTCATAAAACTTTATAGCTGCAATGTTAGAATTAAAGATATTCATTGGTCTAAAATCACCTTTATTCATCGGAACATCGCCTTTAGTAGATGCGTTAAAGTAATCGTTATAGACTTTTATAGAAGCATTCTTGACTTGTTTTACATCTTCTGGTGTAGTACCCGTAAGCTGAACCATAAACAAATTCTTATTGTCAATCAATCTTACCTTTTCATTTATGGTATTAAACAAAGAATCTGGTTGAATTCTATTGATTTGTTGAATAAAGATTGCGACATTTTTCTTTAAAGAATCTGTCATCTTTACCAATTCTTCATCAGATTCTCTTGCTTCAGATAAAACCCCAATTTCCTTTTCAATACTATCCCATGTATTAAACATAGTAGAATATTGATTTCTAGCATAATTCATGTCTTCTTGACATTTTTGTTCAATATTACCAAAAATCTTTACAACGATATTTTTAACTTTTTGTGTAAAATCAGTCCATCCTTTTGTCAATTCCGCAGACAAATCTCCAATTTTTGATGAAATTCTATTGAGTGATGACTTTAAAGATGATATAAATTCAATTTCAGTTAGTAATGTTTTACCAATATAAATTTCTTCAAACACAGGAGCACCACCACTAAATACACTGCGTGGATCTTTTTCAATTGGTTTTCCATCTGGTTGTTGTGATTGTAACCACTGATAGTATTTTTCTCTTTGCGCAGGTGTACCCGAAAAACTTAATTTATCTGGTAAAATATCAAAAGCACCTTTCATTCTTCCAATACGATAACTATCACCACCTGCTTTTAAAGAAACCATTGCGAATTTCTTTCCTGTACCAGTAATTTCACACAAACTATCTTCTAAACCAGATACTTTTCTGTCTTTTAAAGCAGTTTGTACTTCAGCAATACTACAATTATACAATAATACTACATCCGCAGTATTTTCTTTTTTCTTATCTTTGCTAGCATAACCACTATTATCAAATATATCGTAGAACTTCTTGATGTCTTGATGAATAAAACCAGTTGGTTTTGTAGAAGTAATATTTGCCAATGTTACAGATGTACCAGATGATAATTCAATTCTAGACTTTACATCAGCATAATTTTGATATAATTTACTTTTTCCTACAGATGCAATTACTAATTCGTCATTGAGTTGTTGAATGCTTTTTAAAATCGTTTCAATGTCAGCGGATAATTTTAACCATTTTATTAGTAAACTTTTTTCTCTCGGATAATAATCTCCTTGTTCACCAAATATCTTATATAACGGAAAACTTTCTCTCATCTGTTGACTGAATGGCAATGGCATAACAGTTTCAACTTGTTCTAACTTACTTTGTAAGTCTTTTAATTTTATTTCTGCATCTGTATTCATTCGTATATATAAATATTGATATATACACGAAAATCAAATTGTTTTTAAATATCTACCACCGTCATACTATCATAATTCTTACCAATGTAACACTTTACAGGAAATTGATTGTTTGACATCAATCTTTTCAATTCTACCAAAGTTTCTTTTTTATCATTCTTGTGACAATCAAACGAAACACTGTCATAAGTATACAAAATAGCCTTGGTTTGTTTACCATTCAAGTATTCATTGACTCTTACCAATGATTGCATTCCAAATTCAGTTTCACTGGCTTGCAAGATATAATTGAACAATTTGTTTGGATTTGGTTCATTTATATGGTTTGTAGTGATTCTTCTTTTATAAATCGGCGTTTCTACATATCCATTTTCACTAAAGAATTTCCATCTATGAGCAATATAATCACTCATTTTCTTAAAATATGGTATTTCTAACAATTCGGTTGGAATATTACCATACATACACTGGAATGTTAGGTTCTTTGACGCTTTGATTTCATCATCTGATAACTTATCCTTACCATAGTATAGCTTACCAAGATATTCATAAGCGTTTGGAGGAAGGTTATAATTGATTAACTTTGCAACTATGTGGGGGTGGTAGGCACTATAATCAATCATAAACAACATACCATCATCACCATATCTACTAATAAATGATGATCTACACCCGCTTTCTTTGTTTAATGCACTATAGTTAACGTTACCAAACCTATTGCTGGGTCGTCCTGTTGCGGTATATAGGTTATATTGTGTATAAACTATACCATTCCTATCTTTGCTCGTTTTGTTCTCAAAGTGCCTATTAAACAATTCTACATCTACTTTCAACCCATTATGTTCAAGAATTCTGAGATTGTCTGTAATGGTACTATTGATACTATGAAAACTATCATCAATCTTGATGGTCTTAAGTCTAATCAACACTGCATCATACATGTTTTCAAACTTTTCCAAATGTTTTACCATTGGAATTGCTTTATTTAACTCACCATACTTCTGGAACTTAGTTTTGATAACATTATGTGCAGTTGTATCAAACTCACTATAATCTTCAACTTTACCGTCACTAATAAAGAAAATAATGTTAATATCAAAAAGATTGTTTATTGGAAATAGATGTAAACATTTTTTCTTATCAAATACCCATTTCTTACCTTTAAGTTTGTTGAAATCATTGATTAATGATCCTTTATCGGTAAAGACATTACAATCTGGGTGACTTAGGTTGATTATATAGGTAGTTTTGGATTTGAGTATATGGATTAACACTATACATAATTCATCTATACATGGATGTACTTTTTCATCTGATTGAATACATTCAAGAATAAAATCAGATGAAATATGCGATTCTATGAATTTAGAATAGGATTGTTTATCCAGACACACCATTGACACAATGTAACATTATAACAACTGTAAGTCAATTATTTCCCATTCCAAAATTCGAGTGGGTTATTCAAATAATTTTTAATACCCTTCATTTTCTTCTCGGTATCAGCTAATGTTTTAGAATTAATCTGTCTCACTCCTTCTCTATACAAAATTTTATTTTCATATTCATTATTTTCTGGTCCTGATATTACCCATTTTATATATTCTTTAATATAAAAATTATAA